GCGTCAATCTGCAGGGTCATATCCTGTTCCTGCAAAACTGCGGTTCCCCAATATTCCGACCATTTCAGCCAAGCAAGACCAGCAGAAACCGAGACAGACATCCCGCTTCCCGGCGTTACTGCAAGGTTGTTGTCCGCGCTGAACACACCGCGCGTTCTTGTTGCCAAGTATGCGCCCATGTCCTTAGCTTCATACGGCGTATTATCAAGAGGAAAACAGATCATAACGATACCCCTTTCGTGAGATTAAATTCAGATAAAACAGCTTCTACTTTTTTACCAGTACTCTCATATACAGTTCTTACAGAGCTGACCCGTGCAGACAAAAAAAGCCCATATCTTGTATGCTTGATCGGGACGATATCGCCCAGCGCATAATCAATACCATAACGCATCTGCCCTTGACCCAGCGTGGCACCTACTTTGAGCGTTTGTAAACATTCCGCCAGCTTTTCCAATCCACGCGCTTGAAGCACTGCGGTGTACTCTGCATCTGTATAGGTTTTTTCCACGTATTCGCCTGCCGTCTCCACCTGATAGGTTTTACTGATATCTTTTGCATCTACCCACAATTCCCGACGGTCATCTCCGGAATAATTTCCGAGCGATACTGTCACGATCTTTCGGGCAGTGCCTTCCCCCTGACCGCCGACGATGGCAATGTTTTTCCACTCGTCAGACCCACGAGTAAATTTCAGGTCGTCCAGATTGTTGATATCGTCCCCAAAGTATCCGACGTAATTTGCACCGGATACACGGTTGACGCCATCGTAAACTTCAAAGGATTCCGTTCCATTCTCCGGGTCGAATACCTCACGGAATCCAAGTCCTGAAGATTCAGCAAGAACAATTTCAGCATCCAGAACGCTTTCCCATGTGATTTGCGTTGGGAACATCTTTGAAAAGCCCTTTGCCGGGGCAGTGATCCCAGGAAGTCCACGCCTGTTCTTAGATGTCAGCGATAGCATTCCTAATTCCACATTGCTGATATTCTCGGTGGCCATTACCACGCGACTACTCCATCTGGCAACAGACAAGACCGCCCGCACTGTGAGCCGGGCGGTCTTCCCGCTGTCATCTATTTCTGTATTGCGGATAACTGCGCTTTCCGGCTGCTCCGTACAGTACAGCCGGTTTCCGTCAACAAGCAACGCGAGATTCTTTTCAGTTGCGCTACATACCAACTTGACCTCTCCGGCCTCTCTGTACATGGAAAGCCATTGCAGGCTAATCAGATCTTCTACAATCCCGATGCGTTCAAACGTTTTATTGTATACATATAACATCATAATCCGGGAACTACCCCCTTTGGCATCACAATTTTAATGCTCAGCGCAGATTTCCCGTTTTCGGCGTCTCCGCGAATCGTGTTTGACCCGGGATCCATTTGAAGATTCAAGTCACTGCCAACATCCAGATATTTAAATCCGTTTGTTTGCGTACTATCTGGCAATCGAACGACTACGCCTTTATGCCCGTAAACGGTGGAGACTGTGATTGTTTCTCCCGCCGCCATCTCTTTGTTGATACGAATATAGGATCCCCGCTCCACATGGTATATTTCCGGATTTGTCACCGACGCCTTTGCAGAAAAAACGACATCAAATTCAACCGGGGATGATCCCGTGTTTTCAACCATGGAAAACAGGCTCTCAGAATACTTTGATACATACCATTCTCCCGCTAAGCTGCACGGAAACTGAAACAATTTTGTAAGACCGGCAACAATGCTGCTTCCATCCTCACTGCTGGTGAAATACGGGTATGGACAATGAAGCACAAACTGGAACGTCTGCGCAGCCGACCCATTGCTGAATTCTGGCGTTGATTTTGGAGTGCCGTCAATATACCAGCTTTTCCCTCCCTGAGTAACCGTCAGCCGCCCGATCACACCAGGAAGTACACAGGCAAGGATAGCGCTTCGGTTTATTTCTGCTTCTTTCAGCACAGCGCCGTTAATTGTGATATCCTTCGGCTGTACGGATTGATTGCTGATCGTGCTCCCTATCTGTGCCGCCCCTTGCGCTTCGCTGATCTGTACGTTATTGCTGGACACTCCGGTCATATCCGTGATCCAGATTGGGTTTGCGTATTGGCAGCTGAACAGCACGCTGCGCCCGCCGGCGGTATAGGTCACTATCGTATTTCTGTTCAAGGATTCTTCCACCTCGATCTTGTAAGAAAGTTTTCCGCCTCCCGGGTCATCTCCGCCGGGGACAGGCTGTCATGCGTGTTAATCGTCTGATACAGTGATACGCCTCCGGCGGTAGCCGGAACAAAAGAAGAAGCAGACCATTTGGTACCGGCGGACAGTCCGTATTGCAGATTCAATGCGGCGTCTGCAGTGAGATCAGTGATGTCGTGCATGGCTCTGGAAATTGGATTTGTGTTTTGCTCAATTCCCAAAGCGATACCCTCTGGAATAAATTTTCCCACCTGGTCACGCATAACCCTGGATGGCGACGCAATTCCAAAAAAGCTCTTAATGGCATCTAGTGCTGATTTTGCGATATTGACAGCCGCATCCCATAATGCCCCTGCCATAGCACCGATACCGTTGATAAGACCGCTGATAACATCTTTTCCAAGTTGTAACCAGTCCACTTCCATGATAGTGTCCCAGATGGCTTTCAGGACATCTCCGGCAGCGGCGATAACATCTGGGAGTGCCTCTCCAATACCTTGTATCAAACACACGATCAAATCAAAACCAGAGTCAATAATCTCTGGAAGATGTGTAATGATACCGGAAATCAGAGACACGATTGCTTGGCCCGCTGCCTTGATGATTTCGGGGAAGGATTGGCGAATACCATCCACAATATTCATCAGGATATTTTTTCCAGATTCCAGTATCAGCGGAAAATTTGCAATAATACTGTTAATAAATTCCGTCAACGTGGTAAGAGCTGTCTGAGCCAGAGATGGTAGACTATCTAAAATACCATCCACTAGCCCGTTGAGTATTTCCACACCGCTTTGTAACACTTGTGGGAGATTAGTAGTAATGCTGCCGACAAAACCATCCAGCAGTTGCAATGCAATCTGCAGCATCTGCGGTAGCCCTGCTGTGATGCCTGTCTGCAGTTGCGGTATAAACTGCATAAAAGCAGATACCAACTGCGGTAGAGCTGTTTGAATAAATGTAATGAATGTACCGGGTAGCGTGCTGATGATATTCCACACAGCAGGTATCAAATTACCTGCCAGAAATGTAGTTACCGTTTCTGCAAGGCCCTGAAGCGCTGGGCCTATATCCTGCCCCAACGTCAGTTGACCAAGCACGTTTTTAAATGCGGATTTCATAGCTGCCATAGAACCGGAAATGGTTGAAGATGCTTCTTTTGCCGTGGTGCCCGTTATATCCAGTTCGCCCTGTATCACATGGATAGCGGAGTAAACATCACTTAAATTATTGATATCATACTTTACGCCAGTAATTTTCTGAGCGTCTGCCAGCAAACGCTGCATCTCTGTTTTCGTACCGCCATAACCAAGTTTGAGGTTGTCTAACCATTTTTACCCCCGGTTTCCCGGTATTAAAAAAGCCACGCACAATTCATGTGCATGGCTTTTAGGGATTAGACTATATCTTCAACTTTTTCAAAAATCCAGCCCTTTTTCTTTCGCTTGCGGTATCTGCTGTTATACTTTATCTCACTGTCTGAACAGCCAAAGTATTCCGCAGCCGCTTGTCTGGATTCAAAAAGGATTGTTCTTCCGTCGAGATGTGTTGCTCTTACCTTGCGTCTCTTATTTTTGATTCTTGAATGATACCCATACGACAATGCGTTTTCGGAGGGTGTCACCCATCTCAAATTAGAAACATCATTGTTTGAGCGATTCCCGTCTATGTGGTCTACCCAGCACTTTTCAGCGGTTTCTGGTGGTTCAAGAAAGGCTTGCGCAACAAGGCGATGGACATGCTTTGTAATTGTTATTCTGCAATATCCGCCATTTTTATTTAGCACCATAATTTGTCCGGTGCTGTCTTTCTTGACCCTGCCTTTGTTGCTTACTGAGTATCCTGGCAGCTCGGGAATTTCTTTCCAAATCTCCACGGCTTTTAATCCTTTCAGAAAAAGTTGGTGCGCACTTCCAACGCCGTACCAATAGGCGCTGTACTCGGTGACAAACCGATAGTCGTTTGACCTTCTACACATATTATATCAAAATTTCACCTGCTTTGTAAGTATAATTTTGATTTATTGTGTAGCTTGGCACCGGATAGCCATGCTGTAAAAGCCATAAACAGTTTAGGTTTCCCCGGTTAGCGAAGGTATCTCATGCGGCCATTTCCTGCCGCCTTTTTACCCTCACACCTCTGGTAGAGTTCACGCACATACACTGCGCAATTACTTACGCAGCGGACATTAGCTTTATCGTGTAATTTTGCTTTGCAAATCCCTGATAGGTGTTTTTGATATCCTCCATACTGGTGCCCATTTTATTGGCGTTGTCGGACATATCAGTCATTGCCATATCAGCGACATCGGCAGCCCGAGCCGTGTCCCCTGCCACGCTCTGCAATAGGCTGGCAGAGAAACTGGTGGTCAGCTCCATGTATTCGTTGGCGGACATACCGGCTGTGCGATAGGCTTCTGCAGCGTTTTGCTTGACCTTTTCCGCATTTTCTTTAAACAATGTCTCAATTCCGCCAATACTTTGTTCCAGCGCTGCGCCTTCGGTGATCGCCGACTTTAGTGCGGCGCCAATCCCCGCTGCAGCAATAAGTCCTTTTATTTTGGATACCATATTGCCGCCAAAACTGGATCCTGCACTTTCTCCGGCACTGGATGCCTCGCCGCCGACAGCTTCGGCAATGCTTCCAGTAATCCCCTTTGCAGATGGTACGATCTGAACATAGGCTTTTGCAAGATTGATTCCTTCTGCCACAGTTACACCCCCAAATTGTCCCAGGCTGCGCGGAAGCTCTCCGCGCTGTCAAACGTCATTACCTCGCTGTCGGAGGAAGTCCGCTGAGGATTCATCAGCTGAGACAGGATAGACGGAGGACGGTTTCTGCCCTTCTGACCATCCTTCGTCTGCATCCAACATAGCAGGGACAGCCTGTCCACTGCGGCGGCCAGAAGCATGGTATCAGACGACGTGCATGCTCCCGACAATTTCTTCATGATGCGGGAATCCTCGCCGAGGCCGGCAGCCAGTGCCGCTAAAAGCGTCACCGGCATGTCCCGATAATTCAAAACGCCGTAGGTCTGCGCAAAATCACAGATCACGGCGTTTTCATCGGTTGCCAGCATTTCGGCGAGGATTAAGAGTTTTTTCCGGCTGTTCCAAAATCTCCAAACATTTCAATAAGCTCGGCACTCACAGCATCCACAGGCACCCTACCATCATCCACACGGACATGGTCATACAGCGCCTTGCGCTGTTCGTTTCCGAGCATAAGCTTACAGACGTTGGAAACAGCCAGAGGGTTGTCCCCTGTTGCATCAGACAGTGCATCCAACAGTTCCATATTATCAAGGGACTTTCGATCTAACGTATAATGAAACCCTGACTGTGTTGTCCCGGTAATTGTTTGTTCATGGATCATTGCGTTCATTCGTTCGCTCCGCCTTTCTTAATGTACTCATAGTGGGTATTGCCGGAATTATCAGGCATAGCAGTGATTGTGGTTTCATACCCGACAGCAGAACCATCAGAATAGGTGATGTCTCCCACTTCTGTAACAGAAGCACAGGGCACAACAATACGTTTCCGGATACCTCCCCTTAGAATCTGGTCAACAACAAAAACGCAATCTTCCTGTTGGATGCTGTTTGCCTTTACCGTAATACCGGTATCTAGGGTTCCGGTCACGTTCTCATCGCCATATACCGCTTTGAGCACTTCGACATTCAACGCCTCAATCAGCGTGAACTTAAAGGTATCCGGCTTTTCCTTTTGATAACTGTATACGATATCTCCGCCCCAAGCTATGATGCTCTCACTGGACGGCGAATTGGAGTTGACAAGACCATCATCCCCGCAGTATCCCAAGCACTTGAACGCCGCATCTAGAGCAGTTGTTGCATCCGTGGGCAGGGTGCTGTCCAGAGGCGCACGGAAGATCGCGCCTCCGAGTTTCGGTTTGCCAACCGTTACATTGGTTGCAGTATTTGACATGTGATTTTCCTCCTTTAATAGTGAGTAATATCGTATATCGCCTGGTAGCGGTATCGTTTTGTGGATGAATCCGTAAAATTGTAGTCAGAATTCAAGTCCGCCCGGGCAATCTCGTTCAACTCCACGAGATCATCCATCGCCGCCTTGGCCCGTTCGTTGAGCTCTGCTGCTTGATAGAGCGTAGAGCCATAGGATTGCACGGCGAATGTCGCGGAATTGATCCGATTATCCCGGCCACTACCGGTTTTCTCCACAACGCAAAAAGCCGCCGGCGGTTTCTCTGGAACTTCCATTGAGACCGGAACGGACAGCTTTTTGGATAGATAATTTAGAACGGTTTCTTCGATCATCTTAACGCCTTCAAAATCGTATTGTTTTTCAGATTATCCTGCTTCGCCGCTTTGGTTCTGGCGTACACCTCTGCATTTACCCGGTTCTTTCCGACATAAGTATTTACTTCGTATCCATCCCCGCAGCGAGCAAGAGCTTTATCGGCAAGTTGCTTACATACAGCCTTCATTTCCTCGGACCGCAGCAATTTTCTCACACCAGCCTTGTCCAGCTTGATTGTTCCATTAGCCATATCGCTCCACCTTAACTTTTTTATTCCAATCGAGCGGAACTAAATTGTCGATATACTCGGCGGCGAATCCGAACGTGTGGAAACTGTGCCCGAAAAAGTCTACCCGGCGATCCTCCCACACATGAGTATCCCCTTTTGGGATACACAGCTCATATTCTGCACGTTTGCCGTAAAGCTGCAGATCATTTATCACATCCGCAGCAGCCACAGGCGTCGCCAACACATTTTCTACCATTATGGGGATCTCCGTGTATACCGGGTTGCCAAATCCGTCCGTACCAGTCTGCCGTTTATCAAACAGCGTAACAGGAATCCCTTTAATCAGACTTGCCATAAATCTCAATCACCCCGTATCTCTGCCGCCGCAGTCCCAGCCGAGCAAGCTCCGACTTTTTGATGAATAATCCTCCGCCCGGTACGAGAAAAGTGCCGGAAGCGCTGTAGCCTCCGGCACTTTGCGTGATTTGCGTCATAGGATCTCCGTCTGTGGAGGTCATCAGGGTACGTGCGAGAACATCCACCGTCACGGAGCGGGCGACATCTGCAAGGTTATCATCTGCCGCTACGAGAGCATCTAAATCTTTTCCCACCTTATTCGCTTCCATGCGCAGGCTTGCGCACACGATTGGCAGAAGCGCTTCGGCACGAACCCTCTCATCAGGCGTCAATGAACGCCACAACCGCTCAATGTCCCTTAACTCAGCATAGATCACGTTGTTTTCCTCCGGGCACGTCCAGGCTTACGGGGTATTTTTTCCGGAGGTTCGGGGATCGCTTCAGCATTATCATTCTCACAATCCCCATTCGACTGGGCGCTGTCATATGAATCTGATTCTCCCGGATTGCCTTCAACATTTGAATTTTCGGTGTCAACAGCTTCCCAATCTCCGCCAGAAATTCGGCATTCCACTTCAATTACCGTCCCCGTCTTGCGGTTAATATACCTCATGGTGTATTTTCCTCCTTATGCACTGGCTTTTACAAATGCAAACGCTTCCGGATCCAGAATACCCCATCCGATATATGCCTCTGCACGAATATATACCTGATTATGACCTTTCAGGTCGCCCAGTGTCTCATCGTTATCCGGATTGCCATATTTGATCACTTCAATGGGAATCTCTTTTGAGTAGCCCCAGCGGAACGAATTGACGAAATCGCCCACCAGCGCACGATCCAAACTGGAATTTGCCGACAGTGTAGAGGCAGATTCCGTTTTCAGGCCGTTGATTTCGCCCGGAGCGGCGCCCCATGCAAGTTGCGGATACAGCTTGGCACCATCGGTTGTGGTTTGCTTGGCCAGTGCACTTTTGAAGGTCGGCGCCAGTACAAGGCCGTTAACCTCACGGTCAGAACCCTGCACCAGCGCAATAGCAGCCTCAATATTATCGTCCGGCTTATCGCTGCCAGTAATGGTAACGGCCTGCGTCACCTTGTTGTCGAAATGATTCGTGCTGATTACGCTTGACGCCGTGCCAGTACGGGGATTAACGCCATGGAACGCCATCAAATCCAGGCCTCGGGCCGATTTTCGGGCAAATCCATCGGCAAACGCTGAGAGAATATCAAGTCGCGCGTCCTCTGCCGCATACAGAAATTCGTCTGACACACGGGCGCCGTATTCAATTTTGACAGGAACGATAGTCACGGGCAAAACAGTGGCGCCGCCTTTGGTTTTGGCGCCGTTCTCTGCCACTACATCCACTTCCTTATCAAGGGTAAATGTGAACTCTTTCTGCCCGTTGAAAGGGATGGGCTTTGCTACGCATAGTTTTGCCAGCGCACTGGCTCCCACCGTTTTTTGGATCAGTTCCGGAATTAGAACCTCTGGAAACAGGGAACCTTTGGAAATTACATCAGCCATTTTCAATACTCTCCTTTTAGTCGTTATCAGTTAGTTGCGCGTTCAGTGCGCGCAACGCATCACGTTTGGTGTCTCCGGGTGTTTGTTCGTTTGAGCGCAGCGGCGGGGCTTTTGGACTCCTGCTCTCCATCAGCTGTACAAGGGTCTTAGCATCTTTTTGGATTTCGGCCTCAGTTTCGCCTGACAAGCGTGCGGCCATGGCATACGGCAGACCGGATTCCAAGGCAATACGCGTTTTTACCGAGCCGATTTCATAGCCCTTGAGTTTTGCCTCCATGTCCGCAAGCGTTTTGTCGTAACCGGCGCATTTTCCTTCGTTCTCTTCGATGGTTCGTGTCAAATCTCCAATCTGAGTTTCGTAATCGGAGACCTTCGTTTTCAGGTCATCGTAGTCGCCGTATTTTTTTGAAATAGCCTCGCGTTCCCGCTTGAGCCTTTCTTCGATGGCGGCGTCAAACTGTTCCTGAGTCGTAATAGGTGTGAACTTTTCCATAATAAACCTCCCAAAATTTTCCCCAGTGGTATCGGGTGATATTTACCGCGGGTTTTCCCGTCAGTAGCTGATTCGTTGGCGGCGCTGTTCCTTTTTTTTCGCACATTGCCAATATGCTAAGATCATACTGTCCATCAGTTCGATTTTAACGCCATCCTTGATGGAGCGATAACCAAATCCGCCGCCCGATCCGATAGCGCGCTTTTCGCAATTGCTCACCGCCTGTGTCAGGGATGGCTGTCCCATGTGGCAGATCTGGCGGGAGAAAAGCCCCTGCTCAAACGTCGCGTTTGCCACGATAATTTGTTTTACTGTAGGCAGTATTGGCGCTTTGAGTTTCGCCCGTTTCATAGCGTCAGCCAAAAGCTGCTGACCGTTCGCGCCGTCCACCACAACGGCAGTTATATCAGCACAGGTCAGAAAATCCACAATCCACCCATTTCCAACCCGAGTGGGGCGGCAGTCGATGGCCTCCACAAAAATACGGCCATCCGTCGTTTTTACCGCAATGGAGAGAGCGACATTTTCTCCGTCGCGGCCATATTTGACGCCCGCAAACAACTTACCGCGCAGGGTCGGCAAACTACTGCACTGCAGTGCATCCCATTCTGAACGGCTGACCGCACTTTTCTGGTTATACCGCAGCCAGAGGCCCAAGCGCTGAATATTGAAATCGACATCATCATTTCCAATTTCATCCGCAACCGAGCGTTCTGTGAAGATTGTGCCGAGGCTCGGATTTGTCTCATACCATGCTACAGTATCGTGTGGATCTGTCTGCTGTTCCACTGACCACTCCGCCCATCCAGTATTTCGTGCTTGTCCTTGCAGGGCTGCAGTACGCAATTTCAGAAATACGGCGCCGGAAGATACCGGAGTAGGAGGCGTGCCGCAAAACAGCGTCTGAGGGTTTTTACTGTCTGTAACAACATATTTCAGCGCGCTTTCCTGATCGTCGGCATATTCCTGTGCTTCGTCGATAACGAGAAGATCAAATCCTTCACCAAGCCCTCCCTTTGACGAACGCGTACGGAAATCGCACACTCCACCGCCATCTCCCAGCAAAGTGATGCGTTCAAGGCCGAGCTGTTTAGAATAGGTATAATGTTTGTCATATTTCTCGCCTTTTTTCACACGGTTTATCTCCACATAGCCTGCGGCATCCAATAGAGCCGCCAACCTCCGAGATGCAGAACTGCTTGTAGTGGTACGATGCGCTGTGTGCAGAATGCGCTCTCCGTGTGTCAGCCCATACAACTCCCGGATAGCGGCGATTTCATTTTTTCCATTTCGGCGTGGGACGCTGTATCCGAATTTGGTATGTACCCATAATCCATCATTGTTTTCGGCGCAGATATCATACAGAAGCAGTTCCTGCCACTCCTGAGCCGTCCTGCCTGTGGAGTTGTATAGGTCGATTGCTTCCTGACCATGTGTTTTGATATACGGCAGTATTACCGTCTGCGTGGGGGTCTGCCGGCCTTTTTTCAGCGCGGCCATATCCTTCTCCCCCTTTATTTTGTTTTATATTGTGTCAGGTCCATAGGCACCACCTCCTGAAATGAGCATAAAAAACACGATGCCGATGCATCGCGTTGACAAAACGGCATATTTGTGGTATATAATAATTAAGGTATCTCCGTAAGGAGTATCCAAGGTGAGGCGTTCCTCCGCCCTTTTTGGTGGGGGGGCAACGTCTCACTTTTATTTTTTATATTGCAAAACCTTTTGCAATTTATCTCTGGCCAAAATGAGAATATCTGCCGAAAATTTTCCGCTCCGTCCTATGCGAGCATCGATGTTTTTTTGCAAATCCGTTACTGACATTTCATTCATGCCGCAATCGATAATGATACCACCGGGATTGTCGGCGATTTGTTTTAGCGCGCTTCGCACAGCACTGTCAGATGCTTTTGCACTACTGATATTTTTCAATTCCCATAGCTTTCCGTTCCATATGTAATCTGGTTTTTTTGCACCACCAAGATTTTCTTGCAACAGCACAATGTCGCCGCCGAGATGATCGTGCAGCCATTGTGCTGTTTTTATTTCCGCCGCGTGCCGTTTTCGATCATAACCGTCATCGTATGTAATAGAACCTCTGCCCGGTGTCGCCGTGCGCAAATACTCTGGCATGACGTTTTTCGGGCCGCTGTTTTTCGTCGACACATCCCGAACACGAGACTGTGTATCAATACCCGGCGTGTTTTTTCGTCGTTCCAGAACCTCTTCCGGCTCAGTTCTTTTTTTTGAGTGGACATTCTGCCGCTTTCCACTTCCCGGATCGTACTCCACCGTACATCGGCAACGTTCGTGCCGCCTGTACACATCACGCGGCACATTCGGGTATTGATAGGTACCGCCCAGCTTACTGCACCACTCGCAGCAATGACTTTCTGCCTGGCGGATGATCCTGGGCGAGAGGCCTGCCTTGCCCTGGAACTCCACGTTGCGCCGCAGCGTATCATCTACGACGGCGCGGCTGAATGTGATCACCGGCTCATCCAGCGCCCATGCCGCGTCATCATACTTTTCAGCTGCCGAAATTTTGTTGAGAATACCGTCCACACGGTCGGTGTCCAGCGGGGCGGCCTGCGCTTTCAGCCCAAGGCCAGCAGCTTCGTTCAATGCCTGCTGCGCCCGTTCAGCAGCAGCAGCTACAAGTTCATGATCCTGTTCCAACATCGGACGCACAACTCTGTCTGCAATGTTCCAATACATCCGGCCATCAGGTAGTGTGTTTCCATTCAGATTGCGGCGGAATGCTTCTGCCAGAGCCTCCCCGACCTTCTCGGCATATTCTGCCGCGCCTATGTAATTAAGCTGCTGTATGTCGGTATCGCTCAGCAACTCCATAAAATCTTTTCGGATGGCCTCTAACATCTCCGGCGCAATATCATCCATAGCATTCTCCCTTATGCGTCGGCGTCAATGCCCGTCAGATCGCGCAAATTATTTTTGCCGAAGTATCCCGGAACGGCCTGATTCAACTTGCTTATACCATCACCAATACCGGATAGCATTGCCGAATCCGGTTCAAATACAGGTTCCCACACGACACGCGTCAAATAGACCTGTTCGCGTTGGTAGGAATAGTTGTCCCGCAGACAGGCCGCAAGGTATCCGGCGTTCAAAAATCCGCTTCCGAATGTACGCTGCGCTTTTCTGGCGGCCAGCCGCAGGTTTTCATGGCTCGCCTTAATAGCTTCCGCACTGCTGGGATTGTCTGTTACAAATCCCAGGTCATCCAGTGTTAACCCTGTCTCCCCAGCGAACAGCGCTGCAAAGGTACGCAATTGTTCCGTATAGGGGGACATTGATTGCTGTGTGAACTGGCCTACAGTCGGCTTCTCCCCATCCTCATCCTTGGTAAATTCAATAAACGAGGAGATAGTGGCCTTCCATTTTTCCATTGGTTCGGCATCAGGAGATGTGCCAAGTACATATTTTTGCGGGAAGCTATAAAACTCCGCACTGATCTCGCTGCGTTTCAGCGTGCGCAGCGCCCCTTGCATGATGCTCATGCATGCCCGGTTTATACGCGAATGACCAAACGGCCGCGCAGCATCCGGGCGGTAAACGATGGGAACCAATAGAGGGTATGGCGCTTTATTTTCGTCTGTTCGTATGACGCCTTTTCCCTTTTGGTGATATTCGGTACATCTTGGCATGAAATACGCTTCCAGTATCGGGTTGTTATAATCGTCCCGCTGTAAAACGGCATATCCTTCTGAAAGCAACCCGGTAATGGGGTCAATCACCCCTGTAGCATTTCCGCCGTCGATTACCTGAAGGCGTGGAAATCCATTGTCATCCGGCGATATATAGATAAAACTGCAGGACGTGACTAATGCCGATAAAATAGCGCTATCAAACAGTACATCACTGTTGTTCATCAGATAGATACTATTGATATCAAAATTGTCATCACGGAATGTGCGGAAGGCGAGACGATCCGCCAAGCTGTCTACGGCTTTTCCGCACCATCCAAGCGTTTCATTCATGTATCGGAATTCCAGGGGTGTGACCAAGTTAAAATCATTTACAGCATTTTTCATCTCATAATACCGATACCGCATCATGACACGCACACGCTTGCGTTTCAGCTTTTCCCGCAAGTAGGCAATGCCTTTATAGTTTTCCATGAGACATCTCCTTTTCAAAAAAATCTCCGCGAGAAATATTCGTAGTGACGGCGTGAAGCTCAGCACCACCCAGGGGGAGGGAGGTATGCCCCCCTACTTTCCACGGTACGCCGTCCAATCGCAAGACTGTGGGAGCATGCGGTTTGATACAACCTCCTCTAACTGTGCCTGCCCTGAGCTTCTTAGTATCTTGTCAGACTTCTGGCGGTTACAGCACCAGTGGGCCAACTGAAGATTGTCCAAATCACTGGGATGCCCGCCTTTAGCAACGGGAATGATATGGTCAATGCATGGAGATAACGGATGCGGGTACTTGTATGCGAAATCCACAGGCTTCCCGCAAATTCCACAGATGGTTTGTGTCGCATATATCTTTTTCTTCGCCCGTTCAAATGCAAGTCGATGTGCTCCGTCTTGGTCTGGCCGATTTTTATTCTTTGACATGTACATCCTCCCGCTCCAATACAGACATATCCTGTATCATGTCACAGGTGTGTATATTCTTCCTGCATCAGCTCTATCCGCTTAATGCTTTTGCAAAATCCTTCATTCTATTCACATCCCACTATTCCGTTTCGCTCCGTCCCTCAGCCTTGGGCTTTTTCCGTTCCCATGCAGTTTTACAGCGCGGCAGAGGACACATAACTTTTCTTTCGCCGGCCCTTGTTCCCCAGGGACAGGACAGGCACTTATGTCTATTTCGTTTCATCCATCTTCCCCACCCGTTCCCGCTATCTTCTTTTTGTCGCTGCTGACACTTGAAACCCAGCTCGACTCATTAGGATTATTTTGCCGGGAAAAGGAAAAAGCAGCGGTACTTACAAAATCGTGAGCACCGCCGCTTTATCTGGTTTCCCTAATTATTATTATAATGTGACATTTGTGACATATGTGACACAATTTCAAATTTTTTCAATAATTCGCTGATAAATTTTTCTTACTGACTCCTCCGAGTACCGATGTCCCATCTTTGCCGCAACCACTTTCCAGGTATACCCCTTGATAATTCGTAGTGTCAGGATGCGGCGCTGGCGGCTGTGTGGCGTATTGCTGACAAAGGACTCTATTTCCCGCTTTTGCTCCCTGAGCTTTTCCAGCTTCCGCCGTTTTCTTCCCGCTTCCGAAATACCAGTTATTGAAATAGCATGTACAGAATATGGGAACTCTGGCGATCCCTGAACAGTATCCGTCACTTCTGTCCGCAATTCCTCTTCGATGTCCTGTATTTCCGCGACAATATCGCAGTACTGCTCAAGCAGTTCTCCCGTCACAGCCGCACATCCTTTCTTCTACATAGCAAGCACAACAACAAACAAAATGACGGATGCCCAGAGAGCTAGCATCATCAGGAAAAAAGGCCGTTTTCCAATCCCTCACACTACCCACCCCCAAAGAAGCAAAAGTAACTTATATGCTCCTATCAACAGGCAAGCGGACAATATCAAGCAGATAGCCACAACAAACCCCACAAGGGCAATCGCAACTGCTTTACCAAATATAGATTTCATTTCTCCACATCCTCCCTGTACAACATATCCCCGATACTTTTGTATTTGGCCCTCTCCGGGATATCCTTTGTACGGGGTTTGGCTTTGTATGCCGTTGACAGAAGAATTACCGCCCGTTCAATGGATGGTTCGCCCTCTCCCCTGCGGTATCTGCCGATGGACACTGCCGGGATTCCCGTTCGTCTGGATAGTTCTTCGTCTTTCATTCCGCAAGCCGAAATGAGATGAGCAATCGCCTTGTTGAGTTCAGTCATGCCGCTTCCCCTCTCCCGCTGGTTGTTTGAGCCAATCAAGCCGGCATTGGCAACAATTGCAATTGTCCGTTCGATCGCAAGAGATGTCTGCCATCCCCATTTCATTCGGGCATGGCAATGTTGCCGCCAGTTCCTCATCGCTCATTGCACGGATTAGATCCGCGTTGGATGGCGTTTCATATGTACACGGGCCCAGAACGCAGACGTTGGCTTCGCTCTCATCCCCTCCGCAACGGCACAGGCCATCAGATTTATAATAGACGCACGGATATTCCTTACTCATGCTCCGCTCCTTTCTGCGCCTCCAGCGCTGCCTCGGCCTCCTCGCGGGTCAGGAATACGGTTTTCCCGATTTCTTCTGGTGAAAACTCCCAGTCAAGTTTGTTTTCGTCAGTCCTATTTAACACCAGCGTTTTCCATCCGTCATACCATGTAAACCGTTCCTCATTGTGAACGGTTATTTCTCGAATTGGGTTCTCGTCATAATCCGTATCAATTCCAAAAATACCTCCTGCTCTCCAAAAAACGATATCGAACCAGTTAGAGCACGGCAGCACCACGCACCGCCTTTCCTTGTCTGCCTGGGCCAGTTCGCGGAGACGGTCAATCGCCACGCCGTTAAACTCTGTGATTTCTGCTATAGCTTTTCCTATACTGGCAAGTTTCAGGCGTTCAATTTCCTCCGGCTCCAGTTCCGTGTCCTCATAGGCAGCAAGGCGGTCTATGATGTCGTCCATTCCTCTGCATTCAGAAAATCCACCGGATTCACAGCGAAAGTTGTATTTACATTCGTTTCCGCAACAGGCCGCCATAGCGGTTCCGTTTTTGTCTCGTTCTGTCAGTCGTCCCATGTCAGTCCTCCATTTCCTTTAAGATTTCAGCCTTGCGCTTCATACACCATGCGAATACAGGGAATTGAAAATCATTTTGTGTGGAGCACTGCGGAAAAAATCCACATTTGTAACAATGTCCGCCCACAATAGCCTGCGAAATCGCCAATCCTTCCGCCTGTTTTTCTGGTGGGCAGTGTTTATCAAACATGGTGATGTGCGTATAGCCTTCCATTTCTCATTCCTCCTCCGGGCCGCGCCATTCTGGTGTACATGATTGTCTTCCCCCACGTCCATAACACTGACCATTTTTACAAAATTGGCAGGTATCCATGTTCCCGCCTCCAATCTGCATGATTTCTTCTAGGTCGCGTATTGCCGCGCCCTTTTCCCGCTTCGCCTGCTTCAGCCCGGCCCGCAGTTGGTCGATAGCGTAATTTTGTTCGTACTTTTGACCCCTCAATTCGCAAAGAATATCTGCTTGCTTTTTTCTGGCTGCCACTTCTTTTTTTAACTCGGCTTGTAGTTTCTCGTTTTCGGCCTGGAGTGAGCGGACAAGTCTAACTGCTTCTTTTGCCCGTTCCTCACCGCATACAGGAGCAAAATTACAAAGGATACCAAAACATACAGCGTTTATGTCCATCTTCTCAATTTCCATCATGTTTCCTCCTCTCCCTTCGATTGCATCTCTTTGTATAAGCTTAAAAAACGCACGGCAAAATCATAGCTGATACACGAATACGATAACCTGTTAAGTGTTCTTTTTGCATTCAATATGGTTATTTCCCTGCTTTTTCGTGCCCGTTCTTCCCGTTCTTGTTCTTCAGCTTCTTTTAAGAGCTCTTCCGTACAGGGTTCTATCAATCGGTAACCTCCACGCTCATGATACTCGCCATCACAGTCTCTCTGGTTAAAAACACCTTTATCTGTCCTAACCCATCCGGCAGGCGTTATTTTTTCGACTGCCGCAACACGAGTATACTTCAGTCCTGTTACAATAACTTTATCTCCCGGCTTTAAACTTTCTGCCCACGATTTCCATTCGTTCCTGGTCATTTTGTTTTTCCATCTCCTTTCGGCGGACGGATTGTTGCAGGGCAATATGTACAGGGTTTTCCATCTAAACTTGATGGAGGATTATACATACACAGATCACATAGGTATGTCGGCTCGTTCGGCGGGGTAAACGTGGGTGTAATTTGCTCATTCCGCAGAGCAGACCGAGCAATATTAAGCCCCTTATTCACGCCCTTAGAAAACATACCGGTTTCCTTCACAAGCTGCTCTGTCAAAAAATCGTAAAGTCGTTTACTGTCAATCGCCCTTGCCATCGTCCAATTCCTCCAATCTCTCCGTTATTGCCGCCACGCACTTATCGCATTTCTGGTACTCACCTGGTAGCCATTCGTCAAACAGCGTGCATTTTGGGACATTTCTCTCCATTGGCGCTTTCCGTCCATGTGTCCTGTGACGATGGGTGTGGTAACGACATACGGGGTTTCCCCAAAAATCACCAGCGTATAGGCAAGTAAACTCCCCGCCTTTATCGCAGGGGATTTCATGTTCAACTGTTATCTTCATGTAGTGCCTCCATTCTCTTTTCAACAATCTCCATTGCTTCAGGGGTCATGGCAAGGCCACAATGAGGACAAAAATCGGTTTCCTGTTGCACAACATTCCCACATTTTGCACAATGAATTTCTACGTCTCCCGCTCCTAAAACTGGTATTGTATGTATCCATATGCTTCCCCACACCTCCTCCACCTGCTCCTGTATCGGGGGAGTGAGGGCGGAGACAGCCATATCAATAGCCCTATGCAGCTTGTCCCCCTCGTTCCTCCCCTCAATTGTGGTTATGGGTACAAGCAATTCCCACCAAAAGCCATTTTCAAGGATTTCTATCGCTTCTTCCCACTTCATTTACAAACCTCTCCCTTTTCCTCTTTCACTTCAATCCGTTCCAATTTCCCGCACTCATCAGCTCTGTGGAATTGGTTTGCAAAATTTATCAAACTATTACGCGCCGATATGTACTCCGGATCGTCACAAATCAGTCTGCAAAAATGGTAGGCCAGCTGAACCGCAATCCGCTTATCTACTACTACGTCAAGACTTCCACACCATATCGGCCAACAACTGTAATCAATATCTGCTCCACTCAGGTCGGATCCACTCAGGTTGGCTCCCCTCAGGTTGGTTCCACTCAGGTCGGTTCCACTCAGGTTGGCTCTTACTCCATCTGCGTCGCCATTAAGGTATTTAGCGTGATTCATAATGGTTTCATTAAGGGTTTCTCGATTCATTACTCATTCCTCCAAATCGTCAAATGTCAACTGGGCGATTGGCGCAAAGTTTTGCCAAATAATTTCATCCGCTTTATCCGTGGATGTCGTCTGGCTTTGCGTGACATCCTGGCGCCATCCCTGCAGAGCCTCATTGTACAGCTTCGACTGATACCCGGAAATTATGATTTTTGCCTTGCTCTGAGAGATAATTCGCAAAAGTTCCATTTGCTGACTATCATCCATTTCATGATGATATAATTTCCCGCTTTTTCGTGCTGATTGGACATAAGGCGGATCTAAATACATCAGTACCTCCGGATGGTCATACTGTTCTATCAATTGCAGGGCATCTCTGTGCTCAATCTGTACGAGATTCGCTGTGCTGCCCCGTAATCTCTTTACCGCAGTGTCAATGGAATCTGTGATATTTCTCCACTTGCAGGCAGTCCCTCCAATTCTTGGCTGTTTATGGTTTCTCCAGCCGCACTTCCCATACATCTTCGCTCCTATAGCCTGAGTAGTCCGTACCATGTACCGGCGCGCACGTTCCACCGGGTCTTTGCACGGCTCAAAGGATCGGTCGTACTCCTCTCTGCTATAAGGAGTCAGCTCCAGTATTTTTTTGAGTTCTTCCGGATACTCCCGCAAAACCTGAAACAGATTGACAATTTCCCCGTCTAAATCATTGATGGTTTCTACTATCCCCGGACGTTTGTTGAAAAAAACAGCCGCAGACCCGGCAAACGGTTCCAGATAAACCATCTTTTCATATCCTTCCGGAAAATGAGAGATAATCCAATTTGCAAGCCCCCATTTAGATCCCGGATACCGGAAAATCGCTTTCATTCCCGCTCATTCCTCCCGTCGATACTTTCCAAGTTCCAAATACTCCCTGATAATTTCTATGGCTTTCTCCGCTCCAAAACAGATATAGGAACAGTACCCCTGTTTCCGCACAGCTATCAGAAAATCTGTCTGCGCGGTTGTCGGCGCGCCTTCCTGCGCCTTTAGCTCTATGTACAATCCATGATAATTTCCCCGGGCGGCAGGCAGGCAGATGTCAGGGACTCCCGACTTTAATCCCATGGCTTTCAGGCGCGCGCCCGCGCCCGGGGAACGTTTTCCCTCGTTTGGAATGTGATAGAGCAGGGAAAGTTCCGGGTATCTGCAGCTCTGTCTCGCCGCCCAGTCAAACACCACGCTCTGTTCGGATTCCTCATTCGGGACAAATCTCCCGTCTTTCGTCTTTTTATATCCTTGATATCCCATGGCTTTTTTCTCCTGTCCTCACCCGGTATGGGCTGTAATAGGCGGCAATCAGCGCCCGTTCCCACTCTTTCTCCGGTATGGCCTGTATTTTTCTGATTTCCTTTTCCGGGCGGCTAAGGACAGAGGATATTTCCCGTTCCGGCATGCCCTCCGCCGTCCACTTATGCACCAGGTAGATTGTTGTCCGGCTGACATCTTCCCCGTTTTTCCATGTCAGGCCGCGCAGGGCGATTTGCGTATATCTCCGCCCGCAGCTTCTCGAGCAGGTCTTTTGATCTGGATACCTGGCTCGGTACTCCCCGCCGCAGACCGGACAGATTTTAGTTTCCCCAATCAAATTTCATCACTCCCGTTTGCTTTGCCGCCGGTACATCCGGCAATACAGATAAGCGCCTCCATATTCTGTATTGCAATAGACTTCACACGGCGATTGTTTATGGTCATATGTATATCCCGGATAGGCGCGCTCTAAAATATCCTTGATTTCCTCCGCGTCGTCATTCAGCCGCGCCTTGACAATCCGGTTGATTTTTGCTTTTGAGAGTTTGCGCACGCTCTCGGTCGGTTTGCGGCTATAGGGCTTCAGCCCTTTGCTCTCTCCCCATCGGCGGCGCCCTTCCGGGTTTTTGGCAAGATAGGACGCAACCCCAGTCAACCCGCCGAAATCCCTGACCCGCAGGCGGCGGGTCTGCGGGTACTCCCCGCCGCGCCAGAGGCGTTCCACCTGGTCCCGGTCAAACTGTCCGTCCAAAAACAGATGGACATGGAATTTCGTCTCCGGTTCTCCCCGCTTCGGCCGGCCCGGTTTCGATTCAATCACAAACATATACTTCGGATTCCCTAGCCCGGCTTTCCTCCGGTGATACCGCAGGCGGGAAATGTATTTTCCAACCTCTTTCCAGGCCGCGTCCATATCGGCGGGCATCCGCTCATAGTCCCAGCCAAAGCTTCCCCACAAATCCCCGGTCGAAAAATTGGCGTTTACCTTACGGATAAATTTGCGCTGTGCGTTGCGGGCATTGAGAGCGGCCTGTACCTCTCTGGTGGGCCTGTACTTTTTCGCCCGCATATAATCCGCCCGGTTGCAAAACGAGGGGAAGCACTGGCATTCCAGCATTTCCCCAGCCTTGGTTGTCCGGGTCTTTTGCAGGCATTTGACGTCTTTTCCATACCATTCCGGGTACAGGCTGTCCGTCAGGATGTCCGGATACGCTATATCCGGGCTGTATTGGCTGTACTGCATCTTCTCACCTGTTTCCGTGGAAAGATAATACTGCATTACAAGCCCGATAAGCGGCTGGCGCCGCTGTTTTGTTTGACGGATAACGTCCCCTGTGATATACTTGGTATGTAATCAATTTGTTGCTAACAGCAACACAGGAAACGCTTTGCGTCCGCTATCGGGGTTGTGGATGCAGGGCGTTTTTTGTTGGCCTGCTCTTCCGGCTGATAGTCCAAACCGCTGATACCTGGGTGATATCAGCGGTTTGTCTATTTTGGGGGGCGTTGTTTGCGTTTCTCGGCATAGATGCACCGAATCAGGCTTGTCCGGTTTTCCAGGTACGGACATCCGCCGTCCTCAAAGCAGTGGGAGCCGCAAATAAGTCCCCCAAACCATCCGCACTTTGTCCAGGAGCGCACCGTCTCCGTGGTTTTGCCGCAGATGGGGCAGGTCATTCCTTTTGCAGACATGGCCCTATCACCTCATAAATACTGTTCATCTCGTTGTTTCCTCAGCTTCCTGAAACTCTCCGTTTTTGACCGTGTACCAGGTATCCGGTTTGATTTTTTTACCGTCTGCTACTGCGGCCTTCCATTCTTTGATTGCAAAATCTGCGTCATTTTCAATGACGCAGACAAGAACAGCGCCCATGCCGCCCCGAACTTTAACATCGTTTCCCCGAACAGCGCCCATGCCATTTCCTCCACCGCTTGCCGACCCTCTGGCGGTTGCGGTATTCTGTTAACAGGTTTATTCAGCTTCCGCCCTTTCGCTTTGTCCGGGCGTCCCTGATTCGGCGCTCCTCGGCAAAGAGCAGGCTTTCCGGCATATCGAAGCCGGATTGACCGCCTACCAGCGCGGCGTATAGCTCTCCGAGGGCACTGACCGCCTCCTTTTCATCCCTGTACCGCCCCAGCGTCACAGGCCGGCCGTCGCAAATCCCCGCCACGACCAGCGTCGCGTCGTCCTTCACAGCGATGTTGTAATGGTCTGTGTGCTCCGAATTGACAACTATGTGCCCGTTCTGGCTCATAATGTTCACTTTCTCAACCCTTTCCATTTTTTCCACCGCTTGACGGCACGCCGGGCGGTGTGGTATTCTGTTAACAGGTTTATTTGGTTTGCGCCTCGTCCGTATTCGCAGTACGGCGGGGCGCTTTTTCTTTTGGCTCATAGTCCCGGCGCATAGTCTTTCTAAAATCCATCCACCGTTTACTATTCCAGTTGTCGCGGTAAATGTAAAAATCATCTGTACCGCCTCTTTCCGGGTATATTCTTCCGGCATTGCCGTTTCCTCCTTCTATACATGATATGGCGGGCCTGCTCTGCAATTCCCGCTCCCAGCACGCACAGTGCGGGAATACCAACCAGGCCGCAAAGGATAATAGTAAAAGCCGTCCTGCTATCCAACCGATACCCCTCCGTTCCGCTTTTTGTCATACTCTGCAAAGATGGGCTCCGCAACCGATACGGGAACCGGCTGAGCCGTCGCTTTGAGCTTTTCGACCCGGAAGTTGAAAACCCCTCTGGAATCATATTGTTCCGGTAAGGCGGGATATGGCAGGATGTATTCCCCCGCGCTGTCCATCTTCACTGTGTCAATGCGCATCGCCTGCTCCCGGACGCGGTAATAGAGAAGCTGCGGAAGCCCGCGCGGCGGGAAGATAATCTGCTTATAGTACTGCATTGCGTCCCCTCCTCATCCCGCCTGCGGTATGCGCCGCTCATAGCTGTGCAGCCCCTGCGCCGCAAACACATATTCCAGGGCGGCAAGCCCGGTGAAAAACTCCAATCCCAAATCAAGGTATACCCCGGCGCCGTTTTCTCCCACGCCCGGCACATACCGTTTGACAAGGTACATCCCGCTTTTGCCGTCCCGCTTAACGCTGTACCGCTCTTTGCTTGCTCCGTTCATCTTGCTTCCTCCCCTTTTTTATATCGAAACAGTGCTTCCGGATTGACAATATATGTATATCTCCGCGATTTTGCAGACGTTTTGAACGCCTGGCAAAATGTACATTCCTTCTGGATTGCCAAGCATCTTATGTTTTCGGCAGTTATTTTGCCGTCCAGATATTTGCTGGCATGCTCCGGGCGAGGATGTTTTATTTTCAAAAATTCTTGCTCTGTCATTTCTTTCCCTCCTTCCCTATCCCGCTTTGGGCAGAGTGTTTGTTCCAGCTTGTCCTCTTGCCCCGAAAATGGTACTATTTATGGGAAAAGAGGTGAGATTATGCGAATCCAGAAAAGCTTAAAATTTAATGGCGAAACTATCAGTGGAACGATTGAAGAGCCATCCATCTGTCCTATGTGCAAACATGCAGTTAAGCCACAAGAATTATTTGTCACGTCTTACAAAAACGAGTTTGAAGAATGGTATGTAACCGCACTATATCTGTGTAAACATTGCTATGAGACCTTTGTAACTCTTTTCAAGTGTTCGATTCAAAACACATCAACGATTTCAAAAATCTTTTCTACCAAACCGATATATACAGAGCCAAATCGTTTTACCCAAAAGCACTTTGATATCAAGATAGCGGAACTCTCTCCGCAGTTTGTTAAGATTTATAATCAGGCACTTGCTGCGGAATCTTACAACCTTGATGAAATTGCCGGTATTGGCTATCGAAAAGCTGTAGAATTTTTAGTAAAGGATTTTTGTATCCATCAAAAACCTGATGAGGAAGATAAAATTAAATCCTTACTGCTTGCAAAATGCATTTCTAACTATATTGACAATCCCCAAATTCAAACACTCGCCACCCGTGCCACCTGGATCGGAAACGATGAAGCCCATTACATCAGAAAACAAGAAAACAGAGATATTTCTGACATGAAGAATTTCATCAAAGCAATGGTCTATTTTGTTGGAATGGTATTGATTACAGAAGATGCAGCATCTATCTCTCCGGTCTGATCTGGATTTCCTACAGAAAAACGAATAGACAAATCGAAGTGGGATAACTGATTCAATGTCTGATTCAGTTGTTCCGCTTCTTTTTTGGCTTTGTCAATAAGTTCGTGAAGCTCAGGGATATTTTCTGCTGAAATCATGAGCTTTTCTCCTTGAAGGTACATGTCCATCCAGCTTCCTCTCCTTTCCTTATCCCGCTTTGGATGGATTGTCTTTCTCATCAATCTGTGATATTGTAAAAGTGTCTTAGTTTTCAGCCTGATTGCCGTCAGGCTCTTTTGTCTTGTCCGGGGTTGCTGCCCCGAACAGTTCTTCTACTGTGCTGTCCAGCACTCTAGCGATTCGGATTGCCGTCCGAACCTTAGGCTCATTCTTGTCATACTCGATATTTTGATATTGAGCCTCGCTTATTTTTGCCTCTTTGGCAACCTGCGCCTGTGTCTTGCCGGACTTTTCGCGGGCTGCCCGTAATTGCATATTCACATCGTCCTCTCTTTCTGGATTTCACCTAATTTATTAGGTGTTTTAATGTTAACACATAATATTTTAGGTGTCAATATCCTTTTCAAACTATTTTAGGGGGTATTGCGCTTATGGAGCTAAAAGAAGCCTTGCGACGTTTTCGCAAACAAAACAAAATAACTCAAATTCAAGCCGCCAAAGCTGCCGGCGTTAGCGAAGCCATGTACCAGTTTTATGAGTATGGGAAAAACGAACCCACAGCAAGTGTCCTCATCGCCCTAGCCGATTATTTTGACGTATCACTCGATTACCTGGTCGGCCGGTCGGATGACCCTGCACGGCATTGACGGTCAAAAACCGCATATGCTATACTGGAATCAAAGGAGTGATTGTAATGGACAAACAGGACAAAATCCTTGAAATGCTCGAAAAACTCACAATGGAAGTCAATCAGATTCATACTGAACAGACTGAAATGAGCAACGTATTGAAAAAAGTCGCTGTAACAGAGGAGACGGATAAGGCGATCCGCGCCATTAACATACAGGCCATGGTTTTCCAGTGTGCTGCTCAGGCCGATGGTAGCGCCGTAATCAGCGAGTTCCTGAACTGCGGCAACAAAGGTCGGGAAATCTTTTTCAAACTGCTCCGGGGTGTTGATGCCCTGCGGATGCTGGCCGCTGCAGCAGTCATGACGCATTTTTTTGATACCGAGCATCTTACAGATGTTCATATATTTTTCGATGCGTGCGATTTCTTCTCTGCGCTCTTCCTCAGTCGGTTTGATCACGCAGGCGTTGAGGGAGAATGCGGAAAGCGGCATACCAACTTTCTCAGCATGCTCGCGGATGCTGTTGACATATGCTTCGTCGATGTCGCCGTTCTCTTTGAGAAGCGGAAGACCGAACGGAACAAGCTCCAAATGCTCAGCGTCATGTGCTTTCGCCCAATCGATTACTTCGTAAATCGTCATTTCCCCGCGACGCAGGTAGGGAGAAAGACAATAGCTGCTGATACCAAGTTTCATAAACCCTTACTCCTTTAAATATGTATTGGAAGCTGTCTGATAACAACTTACCAAATATTATTTTAATCTCTCTATTTCCAAAAGTCTATAGGAAAAGTCGATAGACTTTTAGCGATTATTTCTAACGTTTAAACCAATTACATGTACAGCCGCGCAGAGAATTCCCTTTGTTTTGGTAGAAATTGACGGGATTTTTGAAAGTTCTGACAGGAGGCCGACTCCATCCTGCAAACAGAAAACGAACTTGTGTATGCAGTTCCTCCAGAATAAACCGTATCCTATATTAATTAGGCGGCGCAGCAAACGATCCGCAAATTTGCCACGCCAGATACGAAGGAATATGAAAAGGCAAAAACTTCTTCTGATTACCTCATTGAAACCGCCTACTATGAAGAATCTGTGGGCATGAACGCCTGGAGAATCCGGAATTATATGAAAAATCCGGAATACGCCTTTCTGGAAAACCGTATGCTAAGCGTCTTACTCTATGGAAAAGGTTTTTGTATGGATTACGGCCGCTATGGTTTTATTATTGCGTGGCATGGAAATGGAAGCTGAATATGTGCCGGGCCTGATCTATAAACTATGATAGGCTATGTCAGCCACGCCTGGATCGACGGGTTTAGAACCTACAATCCCGGTTTACAGATTTGGAAGCTTTGGATCACCTAATTAACCTGGCAGACACAAAAAGCAGAACGTTTTTTCACCGTTCTGCTTTTTCCTGAAAACCAATTCCTCTCTTGTCCCTGTTTCTTATTTTTCTGTTTTTCCGCATATGATTGTGCAGTCCGCATCAGCGGGACGATGTTCATCCAGGATAATTTTACCGATACTGTCAGCAGTAATACTTCCATGAATCGGGTTTTTCACACTTAGGACATCTCCATGGATAGTCGCCGTAACCTCACTGTTTTCAAAAGCAAGATCCGTTCCTTCCATTTCGCAGTCTTCCAAAACCAGTCCTTTTGCATAACATAGCGGCTGGGTTCCAACGATTTTGCAACGGACAAGCCGCAGGCCCTGCGAATACCATGCAAGATACTCCCCCTTTATTACGCTGTCATAGACCGTCACGTTTTTGCTGTGCCAAAATGCATCCTTGGTATCCAAAACAGAATTGCGGATCACAGCGTTTTCTACATACTGAAAAGAATACTTTCCCTTCATCGTTAATCCGGTAACGTCCATATCCCTAGTCTGCAAAAAAGGATATTCCGAGATGAGGGCGCATTCCTCCATTTTGACACCCCGGCAAAACCACCCAAACTCCGTGGATGTAATATCGCAATGCAAAAGTATACTGTTATCGCATTCCCGCAGCGCTTTGATTCCGCCGAGCCGGGAACGTTCAATTTTAATATTCCTGTCATACCACAGGGCAGCACGACAGGTTTCCGTCATGACACTGTGTTGAATCACTGCGGTATCCACATGCCACAGCGGATACCGCAGTTGGAAATTACAGTCCGTAATCAAGAGATTTTCACATTCTTTTAACGCGGATTCTCCATCTGCCGGACCAGAAAATGTACAGTCCAACACCTGTGCGTCTTTGATACCATACAATGCCCGTTCCTCTTCAAAATTCTGTTCCTGATAAATCACTCTATGAGCGCCCCTTTCTCACGGCATTTCGCAGATCTTACCCAGTATGCCAGGATTTCCTTTAAACTTTCACGGCACGGATACCGTTTTTGTATTACAAAATCCACTGCACATCCGCTTTCAGTCTATCCCAGAAAAAGCTCCGATAATTTTAGTATAAACCCTGGAGTCAACTCCAAGTCAAGGCTATTTTGCATCTTTACAGATAAAGGGCTAAAACATAGAAATAACAATCTCACGCAAAAGCCCATGAGTTAAATTCATAAATTATTTTTGTTTAGTATAACTATCAGGCCAGATTGTATATGACAACTGAACAAACGTTGGCAGAATATGGAATTTCAAAAGACATATCTTTCGCGCAAAACAATTACAGCATCCTTTTCGGTTATCAAAATAGGCTGGCGGCGGGTGCAAAAGCATTTTTTTGATCTGCCGCCAGATATCTTACTCTGCTTGGGGGATTTTATGAATTACGGAAAAAAGACACATGCCTATGATGTCGATGAAATTTAAAAAAGGCGAAAGAATACAAATAATTGGGTTCGGACTATCAAAAAATCCGCTTTTTCAAACTAAATACCCTCGTCTCCTCTCGGTAATATGTGCAACATGACCGCGCAAAAAATTTTGCCATAGAGGAGAATGACAAAATCCTGTCATGTGTTGATGAATTGTCCAAGGAACCGAATACCGGGGCGGCTCTCTACTTACAGGAATTGTAGCGTCCTGACAAAAAAGAACATCGTAACATTGTCCCAAAAGCACAGTCATTACGCAGCGATGACCGCTTGAATTTTTGTCAGCCACAGCTGCAAAAAAAAAACAGCGCCGCAGAATTGTCCGTCAGCGGACAATTCTGCGGCGCTGGTTTTATGATAAATTTTTTTGGTAACAAAAAGAAAGCAAACTCACAAATTGGAGTTTGCTTTCTAAACGCAATGGTGAACCATCGGAGATTCGAACTCCGGACCCTTTGATTAAAAGTCAAAAAGTTGTGATTTTCAACCTCATCGCCTATACTATGAAAAACCGCATAGCCAAGCCGTTTTATAGACTATTTTCATTATGTTGATAAAGCAAATACGTAGTAAATACGTAGTAACGAGTAGATAATTTCAGACGATATTGCCCGACACTTTACACACAAAAGCGGGGCGCTCTCAAACTTGGAGAGCACCCCGCTTTTTTTAGTCATTATGCTCTCTCCAAATCTCCAAGCCGGAACGCCGTACAGATGCCGCCTTTATCCAACACGGCGCGCTCTCCCCGCAGCTCTTCCACAGAATACGTCCTCTCGTACACATACGGGGCGATGGAAGCCCCCTCATAGGAGCGTGCTCCCCGCCTTACCCTCACCCGGTCTCCTTCCCGGATACCGGTAGGGCCTGCCGGCGTATCGGCGCTCATGCCGTCAGCCGAGCGGATATCCCCGTCGTTTACCCAGCACAGCCCATTGTCAAGCAGGTAAGGCTGCCTTGCTTCCGGGAGTATCCGGGTAATTACCCCGCAGTTTCGCGCCATGTCGGCGGCGGAAATAGCCCTGTCCGTGGTGTCCGAAGAGGAACGGTAACAGGTGGAAAACGTTACTTTCTGCCCGAGCTTGTATTTTGTTTTCCTTTCCGGCTCCGGCCTGGGCGCGGGGGCTGGTGTGGGGGCCGTCTCCTCCCGGTACGCAATCCCCAGATGTTTCAGGACGCCTTTTGCAATCGCCACGCCCATAGCCTCCTGTTTTGCCCCGGTATCGGCAATCTGAATATCCGCAGTATCCAGAAACGCGCATTCCACCAGTACGGCGATTGGCACAGTATCCCGAATCATGCCGAAGTAGTCATACGTGCGTCCGTTTTCTGTGTAGGTCTTTGTTTTCACGCCCCGGCTGTTCTGCCCGACGGTCTTGATTCCAGAAATGATATCCTCCGCAAAGGAACGGGCATACTCAGAACCATGGAAATAGTAGACTTCGCAGCCATCCCCTCCTCCGGCGTTATAGTGGATATCCAGGCAATAATCCAATTCCCCGGCAAACGCGTTGCACTCCCTGACCTTGCTTGCGATCGTGCTGTCCCGGTCTGTAGTCCGGGAGATTTTTGCATCCACGCCGTGCCGTTTCAAAGTGTTATAGCATGCGAGCCCGGTTGCAAGGGTTAAATCTTTTTCTTTCAGCCCATGGGAAACCGCTCCCACGTCGCTGCCACCATGTCCAATTCCTATGTATACCTTTTTTGTCATGATTATTTCTCCTTCTTATTGTTTTTCCTGGTATAATTTCGACTGCAACTTATATCCCTCGAGTTCCCATATTTTGTTTAAGGCACGTTCACGGCATATCTCTTTTCCAATATCAGCGTCATAGTTTTCTGGGCTTACGCACGACGAACTCTCGACGATAACAAAACCATTTTTGAGAGTAAACATAACAACGCAGGTTTTATCACCCATTTTCATGTAATCTTCTTTAATAATTTGAGACTCTACTTGTTTTTGAGTTACTGTGATTTGATTCATACTTATTTTTCCTCGCTTTCCTCTTGCTCCGCTTTGTTTTTGAGCACCTCGATTGCCCTGGTAATTGCCGAAGGGATGGGGATTCCCATCAGCCCCGCGTTTTCCACAATACTGATGGTTTCATTCGCCACAAAGGCAATGACTACCGCGTCACGGATAAAGTTCGAGCCGATCACCAGATCCAGCCGGCAGGCCACCAGCACAATGAGCAGCGTTACCCCTTTCCGGCACAGCCCCTTCCATCCGGCGCGGCTTTCCAGCGCTCCGTTTTTGGTCTTTTCGCTGTTATGGAATACCCCCGCCACAATCAGGCCGGTAAGATAATCAAGCGCCATGAAAATGACAAGCGTTGTCAACCCCGCGTCCCACCCTCCGAATAATCCGGCAAGGAAGCTTCCCGCTACGCCTACCGCCGTCACAATTGAATTTTTGATATGGTTGATTGTCATCATGCTCTCCTCCTATCTTCCAAATTTGACGCCATAAACGGCATAGATTCCGCAGCTTCCCGGAGCAGACATCAGATAGAGTTTGGTCGAGTCATTTCCGCTCCCATTATACCCAAACCGGATATTCCCCGGTTTGAGCGTATTGGTGTTACCATCCACTCCCCAGATATTCTGTGAAGTAGAGAGCCCGAAGGTGACCGGAAAATACAGATTGGTGTAATGCCCAATGTAGCCGTTGTCAACAGGAGCCGTGATAACGGCTATCAGGTTATAGGCGTTGAGACTGCCGGACAGACTAATCGCCCCTTTCTCTGTCCGGGGAGTGCCTCCGCAGCCGAACAAGCCATCTAACTGATAAACAGTCCCGGACACCAGGTTCCCCGAATCGTCCGCTTTGACAAAGGACGAGCGCGCCGCCGTCTGGGGCTGCGCGCCGATATCTTCTAATGTCAAGTGGCCCGATTTCCCGCTTAGACTAAACACAAACCCACTGCCGCCTTCAATTCCTGCAATGGTGTCCTCTAGGTTTTTAATAATTGCCTGTACTTGTTCCTGCATTTGGGCGGTAGGGATTCCCGTTACTCCATCCCGCATCAATCCACAGTAATTCTGATTCATACGCTGATCCGTAATCGCTGACGTGGATATTTCGGTGATTCCGGCGCCAACCAGAATCGTAGCAAGATAAATTTCGTCATAGCTGGAATTTCGATCAGGTGCGGATACAATTGGATTTGATGCATATGCCCCTTTTTTCACTACGATTTCCGCCGCGTTATTGACTTTATCCAGACGGCACGCAATGGCGTCGATTCGCTTTAAGACTCCATCGGCTGCGTCAATCTGCAGGGTCATATCCTGTTCCTGCAAAACTGCGGTTCCCCAATATT